CTTTCAACGTGGTAGGTAGAGCACTAGAATCAAAAACAACTGAAGGAATGGGTCAAGTTCTAGCAGTTGTATCAATCAACGTATAATTTTTAAACATTGCGAGGCTGTTTTCATAGACAGCCTCGAGTCTTGAGTGTTACAATAAATACAATATATGGCCGTAGGAAAAGTAGTATCAAACATGATTACAGACTCCGCAGTTGTGGAGGCTAAATTTGGAGTAGGAACAACTACAGGAACAGCTATCGGACAATGGCACATAGATCAAATATCCATTAACGGTGATACAATTTCAACAACCTCTAACAATAATCTTGTGTTGTTTCCAGATAATAATGGAAAAGTTGGAGTTAACACATCATCTCCTGAATATGAATTGACAGTTGAAGGAGATTTTGGCGTAGACAACCTCAAAATGGACGGAAACACATTAAGTTCAACAAACACTAATGGAGATCTTACACTATCGCCCAACGGTACAGGGTCAGTTGTGATTGATACTGTGTCGATTAGAAATAATTTTATAACATCAAATGCATCCAACTCTGACTTATCCTTGCGTACAAATGGGTCGGGAAACATAACTGTACAAGCACACATACTGCCAACTGCCAATGCAACTTATGATTTAGGATCAAGTTCTAAACGTTTTGCAAACATATACACATCGGATTTGAATTTAACAAATGAAAAAGGATCATGGACCATACAAGAGGGCAAACATGATCTTTTCATCATAAACAACAAAACCAAGAAAAAATATAAATTTAACCTCACTGAAGTTTAATAAAATTACCAATAAATATTGCTATGCCATTATACGTCAGCGATGATTTAGTCCTTAAAGACAATAAAATATCTTCAGCACAATCCAATGCAGATGTGCAAATAGTTCCTAACGGTAGTGGTTCATTAGCAATTGACACAGTATCTATCCAAGGCAATCAAATTACAACTAATTCATCAAACGCAAACTTAGAACTTGCGGCTAATTCTTCTGGATATGTAAGAGCCATAGGTACAGGTGCGTTTGGTGTACCAGCAGGAACCACAGGGGAAAGACCAACAGCAGTTCAAGGACAATTAAGACTTAACACTACAACAGAATCATTTGAAGGATACAATGGAACATCCTGGGGATCATTGGCAGGAGATGATTCTGCAGAAGCAGACACGAACAACACAGCCAAAATTACAAAAACAGGTATAGATACAACTGTTACCACCGTAGACTCTTTTGCTACATCAGAGTTTCAAACAGCCAAATACAACTATGTTGTACATGATGAAATCAACGGTGAATTTGAAACAGGCTTTTTACATTTAGTACATGACGGATCATTAGCTTATATATCGCAGTATGGGGTTACGCACACTGGCTCAAGCTCAGTGGCAACTTTTTCTGCTGATATATCAGGGTCAACTGTAAGACTGCGAATGACTGGAGTATCGATTACGAACAGTATTACACTTTTTAGAACTGCACTAGGTGACAATTCAAGTGCTGATTCATCGAGTGTAAGCACTGGATTGTCAATCAATGCAGATGTTGATTCTGCACAAGAATCACTTGACACTACAAATGCAACCACATACAGAGCAGTGCAATTTTTTATTTTAGTATCGCAAACCACAGGCGACGGCAGTACAGTTGGTCATGAGTGTGTGAAAATAAATGTTACACATGATGGCTCCACTGCTTATCATTCTGAATATGGAAGAATATCTACCACAGATGCACATCTTATGTCATTTGATGTTGATATCAACAGTGGATTTATTCGACTTTTAGGCACAGGTGCCACAGCAAACACCACAGTAAAAATTTACAAAATACAAATCAAAGATTCAGAAAGCCCTGCAACAGGTAACAATGTATCAATTATTGCAAACACAGATGTTGACTCTGCAGTAGAAAACATAGACACATTTGAAAATAGTACAGAGGCAAGCACCACATTCCAAGCGGCACACTATTTTAATTCTGTAAAAGCAACCGCTGGGGTAGGTGGTGCGGAGTATCAAGTATCAGAAGTTGTAGTGGTAGGTGATGGTGGCAACACAGTTTTAGAATCTGAATTTGGCATTGTGACCTCAGGCAACAGACAACTGTTAACTTATAGCACAGACTATAACAACACCACAGCCAGACTTAGAGCCATTGGTGCTACAACTAATCTTGTTGTAAATGGATACAGAGTAAACATGGAACGTAAAGGTGGTGGTGTAAGTGCGGCATCTGTTGTTGTTAATAAACACAACCAATCCATAGCAGGGCTTAAAACATTCACAAGTGGTATTGCTACAGACGATATCACATCACCAAGTTCAAACGCAGATATTAATATTGACCCAGCTGGCACAGGCGCAGTTAACATATTATCTTCTGCAACAATCACTACAACCACCACAGATGATTCACTTCTCATCACTACCACAGAAAATTCAAACAGTGCGGCACCTGTAATAAGTTTAAAAAGAAACAGTGCAAGTCCAGACGATGCAGACTATCTTGGACAAATAAAATTTAAAGGTGAAAATGATGCAGATCAAGAAATAGTGTATGCTAAAATGACAGGAAAAATACTAGATGCATCAGATGGATCAGAAGATGGTATTATAGAATTTGCCTTTCAAAAAGCAGGATCAAACACAATCGCAGGTAGATTTAGATCTGATTCTTTGCAACTGTTAAACAGCACAAACTTAAGAGTGACAGGTGTTACCGAATTAGGTGTACAAGGAAGTGATCCGTCGACCACTTCAAACTTCGCAAAAATATATGCCAAAGATGAATCATCAAGTGCAGAAGTGTTTGTGCAGGACGAAGCAGGCAACGTGACCAAAATATCTCCACACAATGCACAAGGTGAATGGGAATACTATTCACGCAATACAAAAACAGGTAAGACTGTAAGAGTCAATATGGAAGAAATGATACGTGACATTGAACAGTTGACTGGCAAAAGTTATATACAAAACATATAAGCATTGCAATATTAACATAAACGACCCACATAAAATACAGATAAATATTATTTGAGACATGAATAAAAACATTTTTACAGGCATAATAATTTTAATAATTGTAGCAGTGGCTTTTTTTGTAAAGCCAGCAGATGCAACTGACCATGAATGGTATCCAAATGATCTTGCGTATGTAACGCATGTGTGTAGTGTAGCAGAGCCTTTGATTAACTCAGCGACTTTGTACAAAGACCCAACACCAGAGAACTTGGAACAAGCAGACGCAATGTTTATGGACGCAATGAAAACTAAACTGTGTGTTTACAATAGCACAGCATTTTTAGTAAGACTGATCCAAAAGGTTGCTACCATTGACAATTTGTATAACATTGATGGATACGATGGTCAAGTATGGACAGCAACTACAGTAGGTGAAAACGGAATGGTTTATAGAATCTACGTTGGTATGTTGAAGAAAGAATTTGCATCCAAGAGAGACATGAATTATCAGGGCATCAACTTATAATATCTAATATAGTTTGAAGTTTGCTTTTTATAGTTTTACTGTTTACAGTTTTTTGTAGACCTTGATGCATGGGTTTAGGCCAAGCATTCATTTGCACCCAACAATATCCAATGTGTTCTCCATTCAGTGTGGGTGTAAATTCTGCATCTACCACGCAAACATAAGTGTTAAAGAAAAACTTTTGATCAGTGCTTTGAAACATTTCAAGAGGTATAAATTTTTTTATTGTAGGAGTGTTGCCTACTTCTTCCTGTATTTCCCTTTTAAGTGCTTCTACTGGAAGTTCTTTGCCTTCTGCTTTGCCACCAACTATGCCCCATTGGCCGTGATGTTTTTTGTTTGCTCTTTGCAACAACATGAAACGTTTAGTTGACTTAGCATAAAACAATGCACCACTGCAAACAATATTCATAATGTATTTTATATTATAATTGGTTAAAGGTCAAGCACCCAATCCCCTGGTTGGTATTCACCTTCCCATGACTTTTGCCATTGTGTGCCAGTCCATTTGAATTGCACTGAGGTTGCTTCGTTGGTTGCATATTGGACATTTGTAACATTAGATGAATCAAAATCAACATTAAATTTGCCTGTGGTAGAATTATATTGGATGATATCACTTTCTGATGCAACTAAATTACCCCAAGCACTTGGACTTCGATTAGTAACACCAACTGGTTCACCTAGTGCTGGTGATGTCAGTGGTGATGGCGTTATTAACACACCACCTGCCGCTGTAAATTTATTCAAATCTGCTGTTTGAGCCGTGGAACTTGCCGCGGCATTAGTTGCCGCCACTGTGTTATATGTAAATTGTGTTGTACTAGGCACTGCTTTGACACCAATTGTGCCATTGTAATAACTTGGCGCCGCTCCTGTGATACGCACAGTATCTCCTACTGCAAGTCCATGTGGTAGAGAACAAGTCACTGTGGCAGTGGTTGTTCCATCATGTGTGATGCTTGTGATGTTTAGGTTGTGTAAACTTGTCCCAATTGGTTGTGTGATCAAATATCTTTGTCCATCAACTTCTGATCCAGTTGGACCAGTCACAGTAGGATCAATAATTTTGCTGAATGAAGCAATCGAATCAGTTGGAATAGTATCAGTGTCAACTGTAAAAAGCAAATTGTGATCTTCAGTTGGATGTTCTGCAATAGTTCCTGTGATATATGTAATTGTGTCTTCATTATTAGCAGTTGTGATTGCTGTTTCTAGTTTTATTTTAGATAATCCATTTGTAATTCTTCCAAATGCGGCCAAAACTTTTGCCCAAGGTATTTCTCTTCCATAAACTAATTGACTGTCAGTCTTAGCAACTTCTCTAGTTGGCGAAACATGTGCCACGTCTCCAATTTTTTCGTTCAAAGTATCTTTGCTTTGTAACAGTCTCACTTTGTTTCCTTCTACATAAAGTCCATAATTGCCAAAAGTAATTTCTTGTTTGCTTAATAAGTCACTTCCAATAATTCCTGACACATCAATTTTACTTGCATCTTCGTCATATAGTGAAGCAACAATCTTTTCTATTACACCAAGTTTCTTAATTTTAGCTGGTGGAGTCAACCAAATAGGCAAAGTAAACTGCATTGAAGCAACATCTATCTCATCATCTGTACCACTAGGAATAGTCCTTGAACTAAAAGTTAAATCAGTGATTTCAGCATAGCTTAATGATGTCCAGTCAACCCAATTATCTGTTGTTTGTAATTCTAAAGCTGGATTAAACAACACAAGAACTTGTTCAAGTATTTGTAATTTTTGGTCTGTGTTATTTGTAAACAGATCACAGTTCATTGTAAGTTCGAATGGCACAGGCATGATACGTTCTATAGTATGTTGATTGCCTTGTGTGCCTGAATATGTTTTGGTTTCTGCATCATATGATCTTTCTCGCACATGTATTTTGTCTATGTGTGTTGGCTCTTGCATACGTTGTCTGTCATATGTTAATGAATTAATATATGTTGCCATTTGTGGCACACTGACTAATGCATTTTCTGAACCTTGTCGCAAAATATTTGCAACCTGCCTATTGATATCTCCATAACGCACAGGCACTTTGATTAATGCTTTGTTTCCATCACCATCTTTGCCTGTTTCATATTGAAAGTTGGACATCATTCTTGTAAATTGGATTATGAATCGCCTTAATTGTCCATCATAAAAATGTGAAATGTTAGACATTAACTATTTGTTTCCTTGTCTTGATCTGGCGTTTTACGTTCTTTATCTATCAATGCACGGCTTAATGCACTTTTTTCATTTTGTGTTGTACCATCTTGGTTAGTTGTAACAGTTTCATTGTTAACAAAACTTAATTTTGATGTTGATCTCTTGTCTGTGTTAGTCATTGTCATTTTTACATCATCTTCTTGATGCACCCATCTTCTGCCGTCATATCTAAACAATCTGTTTGGTAGATAGTCTGTTCTTAAATGATATGATCCTTTTGTAGGTCCAGCTGGGAAAGATGTTCCAAAGTCATATGATTCACCGTTTGGTGCTATGCCATCTGCTGTGAGGTACCCTTGCAAGTATCCATCTCCTCTAGGAGAGTCTTGTACCCTATCTGCTTTCATTGTGTTGCTGTCGGCATCAATATCTTTTTCATCTGCTGTAACAATGGCAACCTTGCCGTTGTCATCGACTGGCAGGATGTAAAGTGGTTGTGTGTTATAGCCTGACTCAGGTGCATCTGCTTCTGCTTGAGCCACAATGGCATCATTAATTTCTTGGTCTCTTCTGCCAGTGCCTTGTTTGTATGCAATTGATTCTTCGTCATTTCTTGTGCCGATGATGTCTCTAAATTCTGGTGAATCTTTCAGCGGTTTACATCTTGCTCTGATAAGATGTGGCCACCATGTTTGAGAAAATCCTTCTGCTGTGACATTTACATCTTCAACTTGATAGAAACGTTTAAGTGTTTCATCCATGGTATCATCTAAACTGAAATC